ACAGTACCTGTAGCCATAGTCAATGCGTTTCCAGAGACTGACATATTGGCGTCTGCTGAAACTACAGCTGTTCCGGTAGCCAAGGTCAGTGGGCTACCTGTAAGGCTTAAATTAGCCTCTCCAGATATGGATAATGTACCAAAACCAAGTGTTAATGGGTTTGCTGTAGCGTCCTCTGTAATCGCATCAGCTGCAATACCAATACTACCTATTGTTAACGTTAACGATGTCTTAGTAACCGTAATAGTTACATTTCTATCCTCAGCTGCTGTTGCAAACGGAAACTCTGAAAATGCACTTAATCCTAACATAATATATCCTTAAACAGGAGAGAGTGTGGTGTTATGGTGGTGACACTCTCTCCAGTCTAAAGATATATCACTTTTTAAACCACGAGGGTAGCCCTAAATGTGGTCTTCGATCATTAACATTCTGATCAGCGTTTTTAGACTTTTGATCGTTATAGTGTAGAAATACTTGGGCACAGTTATCACCTTGAAACTCTTCTCTCCAATGTTCTAACTCCATACCTCTATAAACCAACATATCACCTGGTTTTAGATTAACTGTTATACCTTTATTATCACTGCTAGCTGTATATTTTTTACCATCAGGTATACCAACATTTTTCTTTGGTTCTAAATGTATAGGCCAAGGATCACCACCAAGATTAAGTGTTGTTGATATCTCACAACTAAATCTGTCTTTGTGTCTACGTAATACATCACCAGGTTTGTATATTCTAGCGTAAGAATAAGTAGGATATAATTTTAACCCTGTTTTCTTTTCCATAATAGGTAAAGTTCTCATTAATAAAGTTTCCATGGCTAAATCTGCATAGTGAGAATATGTATTTGGAACTTGTGAATCTTGCCATGTTCCCCACTCAGCTGTAAATTGAGAGATATATCTTTTATCAAATAAAGTTCTTGCAACCTGTCTTTTTAACAAAAAATAATTATAAACAAATTCAGCTATATCTTTAGGGACAGCCTCTTTAATTACGATGTATTTATTTTTTTTGAAACTCATAAGTTCTCCTTTTAGTTATTGTAAAAGCCACTGTTAACCTAGGCTCATCGGTTTTATTTTTCGGCACAAAATGTTCTATATTTGCCGGAAAAAATAATATATCTCCTTGTTTTATTTTTGGAGATTTAATTTGGTTATTTGTAAAATGAGTTACTGAGTGATAATTGGGATTAAATATTAAATAATGAACAGCAGTTAGTCCTCCTTGACCTGCATGCGTGTGTGGCTCTTGATATTGATTTTGTTTATAATAATTATACCATATATCACTTAAGTGATAGTCTTTTATTTTAAATTTCTTACAAACTGTTTTTGATAATTTTTCGTATTCTTTTTTTAAAAACAAATAATTTACAGGATAAACATCAGTATCATCTTCATGTACAACATGACAATCACAATTCCATCTATTCCTATTGGGAAAATTATTATAATTTTTTTCTATATTACTTATGTTTTCTTTCACAAATTTATTTGTCCATTTTAAATTTTTTCTATAAAAAATATCATTTATACCATATTGGTAAAACATATCGTGTTCCTTCTTTTACTTTGCAAACGGAGTGCAATAACTTTCCATTTGTAAATAACACTCCCGATCCTTTTTTAGGTTTAATGGTTTGTCCATCGATTATAGTCTCACCACCTTTAAAGTTATCATTTAGATATAATAAAACACCGTATTGATCCCCACTATCATAATGTTCTTTCATAAAAGAATTTTGAGGCCATTTTACTATTTGCATATGTATGGGTGTTAACAATAAATTAATATTGAATAAATTATGTAATCTTTTTAATATTTTGTTGTTTCTATAATTAAGAACTATGGTGTCTCTAAATTTTTCTTTTTTATCAGAAGACTCAAAAAATCCTATTAACATGTTACAAACGTTATCACTTAAAAAATTATTAAACTTTTTTATCATTTTTTTGGCTAGTTTCTTTTGATATCGCTGTTTCAACAGCTTTAATATTCCAATGTATAAATCTAAAAGGTTCTAGTCCTGCATCCACTGCAAACTGATGTGGAACATAACCTGGAAATACGATCATTGTTCCTGGCTTTGGTCTATAATGTATTTGATTACTACCTAATGTAATTTTTGATTGATCTTTCATAAATAGTTTTGTCATCTCTGCACCAGGTCTTGGGTCATGAAATATTGGGTAAGATGTTTTTTCACTACATTTTAAAAAATAAAATCCTGATACGTGTTGATTCCAATGCACATGAGTATCATGATGACCACCACCTTTTTCACTAAACTCTTGCACCCAAAATTCTGTAAAGTGTAAGCTATGGTTTTGTAAATTAAATCCTTGCCAATCTAAAAACTCATAAGACCTTTGACCTATAAATTGTACTAGATCTTTTACTTTAGGGTCGTTAGAAAAGTTCTCACTATGTTTTGATAAACCAAATGTGCCTATATCTTTTTTCCATTTAGGTTCATTCTTTAATTTATCTTTTAAAAGTTTTTCTGCTTTCTTAATATATTTATCTGTTATTTTAATTGTATCTTTCAAAAACATGGGTGCCTCTGCAATCCATATTGGTGTTTGAAAATAAAATGCAGATTTAAAATCTACATGTCCTTTTGGTGTTGAACTTCCGCCTTGTTTCATATTATTTAAAAGGATAACCTAGATTCCATATTACTAGACTATGCCTTACTCCTTTTGTTACTGGTTTAACTCGATGCCATACGAAAGATGGAAATACAACCAACGAGCCTTTTGGTAATATTTCTGTGCAAGTTCTTATTGCAGGTTTTTTATCAGGGTCTTCATTCCTAAAATCAAACTCTAATTCACCACCTTCATATTCTTTTGGGTCTGTCAAACTAACTGTTACAGATAGTTTTCTTATCTTGCCTTTTGTTGAACCTTCCTCTACATAAGGTTTATCCCAACTATCACAATGCCAATCATAGTATTGTCCTTTTTTATATATTGTAAATTGACAAGATTCTGAAAAATCCCAATCAAAGTTCCAACCTGCATTTTTATTAGCCATGTGAATATAAGGTTGAATTTCTTTGTATATCCATTTATCGTTCATCCAAACAATATTTGAATCTCTTTTCTTTTGTAAATCTTTTATTTCGTCTTTACTAAGAGGTTGTTTATTTAAATCTCTATCTCTACCATAACCTCCTGTAATAGCCATAATCTCTCTGTTCTTTTCTGCTTTACCATATTGCACAATCATATCGCAAATTCGCGGTGGTATTGCAGATTGAAAGTACCAATAATAATTAGATATATTCATAAGTAATTGTTAAAATTGTATTTAAACTATTAGAAGTATTAGGTGAAAAAGAATACTTATTAGTAGACGGAAACATTATAAAATTATTGTCTTTTAAAGGTATGTGCCAAGTTCTATTTTTTCTTCTATTATGATCATATTCAATAATACATTCTGAAGAACCCTCTTTAATATCAACACCGTAGATTAAGGTGTAGTCTGGTGAGTTACGTAAATCAACAGGATCAACTTGATGTCTTGTCCAAGATTTCTCTTTAGGGTGCATAACATTACCATGCATATTTTTAAAAACTAAAGTGTAATTATGCTCGACTCTCCAATGATCCCTTATGTAGTCCTGCACCCATTGTAAAGGTTGAGAGAAAGGTACAACATAATCATCAAAAGCATAATCTTTAGGATTATTGCTTATTCTTTTTTGTTTTATGTGAGATTCTATAATGCCGTTTTTTATTTTGTCTCGGTTAATTTCAAAACCTTTCGGCATCGCAACTTCGCCGGTATATAAGTCAATTTCAGACAGCACCACCTTCTGCATAAATTATCTTTCTACTTTATTCCAACTCCCGTTTGCTTCATCCCAGTCATATATGTGAGTTTTTTGTTCTTCTTCAGATAACGCTGGAGCATCACCAATTGGTGATTGCCATCTTGCTTCTGCCACATTTAGAACCCAACTAGCGTGAGGTTTTTTAGGTAAGAACAAATCATTGTCCTCATCATAAATATAACCTATTCCTGCGTAGTTACCTCTTAAAGGTGTTTTGCCATTTTTGTGTTGTCCTAATGCTGTATTGTAAGATGTTTTTTTCCAAAGAGGCCAACTATGAATTCTTTCTAAAAACTGTCTACCTACTTCTTCATCTTCAACACCATCAGCATTTTGACAATCTTTATCAGCTACAACATGAACTGCTATAACTTTATTG